TCCTTCATCGGTTCCGCATGTACCGCCGCCAGCCGCAACGTCAAGTTGCGCTTCTCGACCTCGTTGCCGTAGAACGGTTCGATGGGACGGTGCAGCGTCAGCGGCAGCGTGGCGCCCGCCGCGGTCTCGACGATCGCCTCCGCCTGCTCGGGCGGGCTTACCGCCATGTCCTCCGGGTAGAGCGCATACCGTCCGTCGACCGCGACGACTAAGTCACACACCTTCGCCATAGAAGCCACGCAGGCAGCAAGCCATGAGGGCGACTCGCTGAAGTACGACAGGACCCCGATGACCTTCACGGCTTCACCCGCTCAACCGCACGCCACTCATCAGCCGTCTCGACCGGCCAGAAATGCCACTCCGGATGGGTAGAGACAAGCACCGAACCGCCGCCTTTGATCAGCTCGACGGGGTCGCCATGCCACACACCCCTCGAGTCCGACACAAGCCGGTCACGAAACCCGCCATGCGCGGCATGCTCGAACCCCGGAACGTCACGCCAGTAGACCGACCGGGGCGGTGCATGGAACGTGACGGACCGCTTCACCGGGTACTCGGAGACGAGCAGCCGGAAGTCGTGAAGCGCCGCCCGCGAAAGCAGCCAGGCAGGCGTCTCCGCGTCCCGCGGCAACCCCAGATCGACATGCAAGCCGAGGCTGTGGCCGCACGCGAGGATGCCATAGAGGATCTTCCGCAGCTCGAGGCTGAACGGGTTGTACGGGCCGCGCGCCATCACATAGAACGTCGAACGGATATGGCAGTCACGCTCGAGCTCGGCCATCAGCACCGCGCACGCAGGGTCGTAGTCGACGTCGTGTCGCCAGTGAACCTCCGGCCTGTCTAACGCGTAAAGGCCGCGGAGCGCCTCCCGGCCGAAACCCGTCACAGCGTCTCCCCGTCGCGCCGGTGACGCATGTAGCGGGCCGGGTTGCCCGCCCACACCTCGCCTGCCGGAACGTCCTTCGTCACGACCGCGCCGGCGCCGATGATCGCCCGGTCGCCGACCGTCAGCCCGGGCACCACCGACGCGTTCAAGCCGACGATCACCTCGTCGCCGACCGTCACCGACCCCGCAAGCTTCGCGCCGGCGACGAGCAGACAATGCCGGCCGACAACGACGTTATGCGCGACGAAGACGAGCGCGTCGATCTTCGTTCCTTCGCCGATGACCGTGTCGCGCCAACGGCCCCGATGGATCACCGTGCCCTCGCCGATCTCTACTTCTTCGCCGATCACAACACCGAACGGATGGTCGCGACGCACCCAGCGCGCACCGTCCCACCTGTAGCCGAACCCGTCCGAGCCGAGGCTAGGAAGCGACATGGCTTCCGTTTCTGTCGGGGAAGAACGCACGCAGCTGGACGGCACCCATGAACGGGTGCTCGTCGACCTGCTGCACGACACAGTCGCGGCCGTCGACCTTGATTCCGGTCGCCAGATAGCGGGCTGCGTCGGCGGGATGGAAAAGCCACTCCCACATCGACTCGGTCGCGAACACGCAGTAGCTGTCGCCCTCGGCGATCGGCTCGAGCGGCGTCACGAAGCCGTGACGTTCGCGGAGCTCGTAGACCTCGTCAGGGGTGACGTCCCGGCCGTGCCGCAGGGAAGCGTCCCGGCTTGATCCTGCGACTATCAGTGTCGGCCGGGACGCCACGCCCGTCCCTATCGGCCGAACGTCCTACTCGACGGCCGAAAGCGCGTTCGGGTCGCCGTTGCTGCTGCCCGCACCGTTCAGGCTGACAGCCGGGGCGCTGACCGGTACCGGCTTAATCTCAGTGCCCTCCGGCAGCGTGATGTTCTCCGCCTGTTGAATCCACTCGGCGTTGATCCACTTCCCGAAACCGATGTTGTACGCCGTCCACCTCGCCGCCGTGTCGGCCCGCAGAAGCGCATCGACGAGGAACTCCGGAAACAACGTCGGCCCCGGCGACGGGAACATCCCCTGATCGCGAGCGACCGCCGACTCGAGCCGCACAAGCCACGGCCGCAACGACCACTTCACGAACTCCAGCCCGCCGAACTCCGAGTTCTGATAGGTCATCGACTTCGCCTGGTCGATCGCACCCCACTGATGCGGCGGCACAAGCCCATAAAGCTGGGCGATCCGATGCTCCGAAAGCTTCTGCAACTCGATGAACTGCGCATCGACGAGCGGCATCGTCAGGTTCTTCAGATCCGCGCCCTCCTCGAGCGTGATCGCCTCCCCGGCACGCAACCAGCCGGAACGGTGCGAGATCTGCTCCCGCAGCCGCTCCTGAGCCTCCGCCGACAGCCGATTCGGGTGCGTGAACACCGCAGAGGCGAACAGCCCGCTCTTCAGGAACGTCCCCAGGAACTCCTGCTGCGCGATGTCGTTCGCGAGCTGCTGCCTCGCGATCTGCACCGGCGAATAGCCGAGGAGGCCATCCGTCCCGAGACCACGGATATGCAGGATGTCGACGTCGTAGAACTTGCCGCCGTCACCGTCCAACATGAAGTAGCGCGTCGAGCCGCCCCCCGGCACAGACTCCCGGCCGACCATCACCCGGGACGGACGGATCGGCCACAGCTGCTGCACCACCCCGTTCGAGTCGCGCTCCTTGTACACGAACGCGTTCCCCCACAGAAGCAGGCAGGCGGTCACCCACTGCCAGAACTCGTCCGCCGCGATGTCCTCGTTCGGCCGGTCATGCAGAATCCGCCACTGCCTGCTCGAACGAGCCTCCTCACGCGGCTGCCTGTCCTGGTACACCTTGCACGGCAGCGACCCGATCGCCGACGAGATCAGATTCACAGCCGAATAGACCGGAATCAGCTCGGACGCCGTATCGACATCGACACGTGTCCCGGTAGTCGTCGGCCGCCCGATATTGAACGGCACCGACTGGAACATTCCCGGACGCGAGAACGCCTCCGCCGGCGCCGACCTCACCAGACGCTCAAGCAGCCTCACAGCGCCACCACCGCAAGCAGAAACGCGGACATGACCAAAAACGCCGCCGGCCAAAAGATGAACGCAACCCCGATCGTCGCGAGAACCGCCGACAGGGCGTAGGCGACAAGAGGAGCCTGGCTTACGAGGCGGGCTCCCGCGTTACGTGCGAGCAGCGGCAGCCGCAGGATATGCATCACCCGTCCTTATCGGCCAGCCGGGTCTAGCCTGGCGAGACGACGAGCAGCCCACGCTCCTCATACACCGATGTCTGCTCCACCGAAAGACCCCACAGCGCGAGCGTGCAGGACACAAGCGGCCCAATATCGACAAGCGAATCCGCGCGATCCCACAGCCACGCCCCCCCGACCCGCCGCCGACGGGCGCCACGCACAGCCGCATCCAAATCCGGTGTTCCGAGATGCCGAAGCGTCGACTGCTCGACCGCATCGAAGAAAACCCCGCACGCCTCCGCATGCTCACGCGTCGACGTCTTCGTCACCCGAACACCCGCCGCCTCGACCTCCGGAACCAGCGAAATCGCCGCCCCCGCCGAATCGCAAACCACCACTCTCGGAGAGTGCACGCGGTCGAGCTCAGCCAGCCGGGCCGCCACCCACCCGGTGCCGCGACGCCGCTCGATCACCTCCACATGACGCAACCCGTCCGCCCGCCGGCCCGCAGCGCTCACCGACGCATACGCCCGATCCGGTGTCACATCGAACGCCAACGCCACCGGATCCACCATCTTCGACCGGCCGTCCTCGAGCAAAGCCCAACGCACCATGTCGATCACAGACCCCGAACCGTCCGCGGACGGCCAATCGCCCACGCCGAGCCGCTCCACCGCAAACGTGCGCGCATCCATCGACCGCTGCTCATTCGCGATGTGCTCAGCGCTGATCCGGATCCCCAACGCCGGATTCGCCTCCGCCCACAGCCGCGGATCGACAGCCATCTCGGCGCTCACCTTCTCCGGATCCTTCGCCTTCACCGACCACTCCAGATAGGCAAGCGACGGATCGCCACCCGCCAACGCCCGCTCACGCAGCTTCGCCGCCACGACCCCGTGCTCCTGGATCATCTGGTCGACCGCCGTGAAG